GACCCTTGTAGGCCAATACGGGAACCCTGCAATGTGGGGATTCACATGGACGCCACTTTACTATACCAGTATAGCGCGGCCTTATGATGCATGGCGCGTACCAGTTGTCGAGATGGACTTCAAGACGCTGTATAACATGAAGAAGTCGGTCGTCACCAATAAGTTTGGCCGCGAATCCATTGTTGACGAGGTAACAAACCCAAATGCTGATGTGAGCGAGATTGACTCGAATCCTTACTACGTTTCATATACTGGCGTTTATATCATGGATACCAACCACGTTTTGCGGTGGGGGTTGTCAAAAAACATGGTGAAGCCGGAGAAAAACTTAGAGGAAATCATTTCTCAGTATTGCGTGTACATGTACGATAATACGGAAATGTCCAATAAGCCTTTGATGGAGCAACTCATACCGTCTGTTAAAAAGATGACGCTGTACGAACTGCAACAATTAAAGATTGTAGCCGCAGCAGCACCAGATGGGTACGATATAGACGTTGCTTTGATGTCGGACATATCTTTAGAGGGCGGTAACACGATAATGTCACCACAAGGTTTATATGAGGTCTATAAGCAAACAGGTATACGTTATTATAAATCGATACCAGATGAAGGAATCGAAGGCGGTCAGCGTCGCGTACCCGTACAAGCCAACCAAGTTCCATTTAGCCCCAAACTGGAAGCGTTGCAGGTTATGAAGCAAAACGAATTGCTTGTCATCACCAACATTATTTCCAATGAACTCGACAGTGGCAACATACGCAACCAGGCGGTAGGGCAGAAGGTGTTACAGGAGGCTAAGCAGACAGGCGAAAGTACGTCTAACTATATCTACAACTCATTCCTAAACGTCTTGCAGCGTACGAGTAAGGTGGTGCAGCTTAGAGGATGGGATATACTCATGTACGGCAAGAAATGGGGCGTACAATTTTACGATGGGTATCGGCAAGCATTGGGAACAGGAAAGGTTGAATACCTGAAATTGGAAGCCACGCCGGATTGGGGGCAAACCGCCTTTGATATTCAGATCAAAACAATCATTGGTGATACGGAACAAGTTGCTTTGGAAAATAACATTCAGACAGCGTTGGCGAATGATAAGATAGAGTTTTCGGATGCATTGGATATACGGGAATTGGCAGTAACTAATGTGAAGTGGGCTTCGTATGTAATGTCGCAGCGGATTAATAAGCGTCAAAAGACTATGCAGGAAAACCAGATGGCGCTAAGTCAGCAGAATACGCAGGCAGCAGTTGCAGGTGCGCAGGCTAAGACGCAGGGTGAACTTCAGTTGGCGCAATTTACGGCAACTCAGAAAGAAGCGGCTGATTTGAGAGAGAGGGAAACACAATTAATGGTGGAAAATGCCAAGTTCTTGGGCATATTAAAAGCTAATTTGGTTACGGCTGAACTGGCTAAGCCAGGAGGAAGCATTTCGACGCTGCCTTCGTTTGTTTTTGAGGGGCTGCCATTGGAGCACGCTATTGACCACGCCAACGCGATGAACTATTTACAAACGATGGCACAAGCGGCAGGGGTTCAGCAACAGCAGGCTGAGGCGCAGCAAGCGCAGCAGGAACCGCCGCAAGAACAGCAACCAGAACAAGGACAAGAACAAGGGCAGGCGGCGTAAAAAAGCCCCGGCGAGCGAGGCTTTAATTTCTTACGCAGAAGGTGGGGTAGATGCTACCGAAGCGGTGAATGTGATTTGGAAAGACTCAAAAGCAGCTATTGCCGCTTGAGCATTGGTAAGCGCAGTTTGAAAGTCCGCAGATGCTTTTGTGATTTGCTCCTTCAAAGCGTCAAGGTCAGCCTGATTGTCGTCTACGTTAATTGAAATGATTGCCATTTTTTGAATGTTTTTAATTGTTAATACTTCTTTACCATTGATATGCACATAAAGGTTTTCGCTGAAACGATGACGATGCCTGTGTGTGAATCTCATAGCGTAAAGTTACTAAATTAAATGATATGACACCACCAGACAATTACGGGGAAAAACCGAAACCGCTAACAGCGCAAGACAAGGCTAAATGGAATAAGTTCATAGGCTTTGTTGAGGCTAATAATATGAAGAATAATCCCATTCTTGACCAAAGGAACAAGCAAGTTGGGCTTAGCCTCTTACAGAAGTTCAACTTAGCTAACCCCAAAGATGCTTTACCAACTGACATCATCCCGAAGGTTCAGCAGGAATTACAAGATTACCGTACCAATTTGGTTAATCAGTGGAAAGCGGGGAGAATCGCGCCGATCGAGGGCGTTAAGACGGAAGGCGATTTGATGTCTGGAATCAGCAAAGTCGATGGGTGGCCAGGAACAAAAACCCTTAGCAGCCGTTTCCCTACTGCGCAGATAACAATTGTTACACCGGAAGGCAAACAGGTAAAGGATTACGGGACTGATATGGCGGCATACGATAAGGCGCAGGGGATAACTGGCTCAAAATAGCAACTCGAAAAGTACATTAATATTTGTTTTAAATTGCGTACAAATAATTTAAAACAATTTTATGGCAAACGAACCAATGTTTTCGCCCGTAGCACCCGACGCGGTATACACTCCGGAAACACCAATCGAAACTCCGGCTGAAGTGACTGCCGAAGTAACGCCGCCAGTAGTAGCAGAAGAAACTCCTGCGGCCACCGAAGTAATCCCACCCGCAGAAGTTCCCGCGCCCACTCAGGTGGAAGTGATACGCGAGGTAGAGAAGATCGTTGAGAAATATCCTGAAATGGATGAATACACCTCTGAACTTTTCACTGCGCTTATAGAGGGGAAAGAGGATGTTTTACTCAACTACCTTTCCGAAAAGCATCGCGACTATAAAAAGATGTCGGACTATGACGCAATAAAGGCCAACCTTCTGAAATCAAATCCACACTATTCTGATGAAGATGCGGCACTCAAAATTGAGATGCAGTATGGGGATGTGGTGAAGATTGACATCAGTACCCTTGACCCAGAATCGGAGGAATACGCCGAAGCGGTAGCGCACAACAAAACTGTAGAGCGCAACCAAAAACTACTGAAGCTCGACGCTGTAGAAGCTCGCGCTGCTTTAGAGGCCGCAAAAAAAGAAATTAAACTACCGAAAATAAAACAACAGGAAGTCGTAGTAGATAACCAACCAACACCTGAAGCAATCGAGCAGGGACGCAGAGATTGGCAGGCATACGTTGACAATAGCATTCCGGAAGTAAAGGATTTCACCTACAAAGTTGGGGACGAGGATGTCTCTTATCAGGTGTCCGATGCGGAAAGAAAAGAAATGTCAACGTTGTTAAAGGAATCGAGCGGCAACCAAATCCTGCAAGAATTGGGATGGGTAGATAAGGAAGGTAAGCAAAATGTTTCAAAGATAGCCGGGGATGTGCTGAAATTGAAAAAAATGGCTACACTCATATCTAATGCCTATACTCAAGGAAAGACCGCAGGGACTAAATCAACAGTGGCAGAGATCAAGAACCTTGACCTGTCACAAAATAATTCAACAACAGTCGCAGCGCCACAAGCCGACATTGGCTTATTGGGCTTCGCGCATTTAAACCCTAAATAAAAAAAATTAAACAACAATGGCAGCATCAACCATCCCCGCAAGTTTCTCCGCCCCGCAGGTCACCCGGTACGGATTAATCAACTCCCTTAACGTAATCAATGTTACGGCTTTTGGTGAGATAGTACAAAAATTTGGCTTTACCCCATACATCGGCTTGAACGAATTAGCAGGTAATGAAGAAAAATCAGACAACAAGCAGGTACGCTGGTACGAAGAACACGGTCGCGCACTGAACTTTGTTACCGCAGCAGGCGCAGTGTCAGGTGCAGCAGGAGCTTCAATCACTGTAACCGTAGGCGCAGGCAACTACTGGTCAAACGGCACACTGTCGCTTCCATCAGTAGGCATGGAGTTTCGTAGCGCACAGACAGGTATCATTACCCGTTGTACCGCAGTGAACCGCACTACTCCGTTCGCGCACACGTTTTCTATCACCCCGATTGTTTCTACTCAGGCAGCTACCGTAGCGGCAGGTGAAGAATTACTTTCTATGGGCTTCTATCAGGTAGGCGGTTCTTCGGACGTTACCGAAACCATTATCCCTACCGTTGACCGTTATAGCAACTACAACACTGAACTTCGTTGGGACACCACTCTGGATGACCTTGCAATGATGGAAAAGGTGGAGTTTTCATGCAACGGCTCACACGCTTGGTTTACTTTCCAACAACAGAAAGACGAGTTGCGTCAATACCTGCAACGCGAATACAACTTAATGAACGGTATTCAGGCAAATAACCTGCCTTATGACGAATCCGGTTCTGACGGTGTATTGGCTCAGGTAGCCGCAAACGGTCAGACCTTAAACTACAGCCAGTTCGGTACACAAACTGTAATGGCTCAGGTTGACCGTATGCTATCGGCTGTAGGCGCTCCGGGTGAATATGATGTTCTGGCGGCTAAATTACCGTTTCAGGACATGCAGAACTCAATCGCCAATGAAATTAACAATGGCGCTATTATCTACGCAGAGGGTTCGCCTATGGGTGGTTATGACATCAAAGCTAACTTCAAAAGCATCACTATGTACAACCGTAAACTGAACTTAACCAACTACCAAATCTTCGACGAACAGTTCATGTTCGGCGCAAGCGGTACTGGTATTCAGTCTAACTTGTCACTGTGGGTTCCACGAGGCAAAACCACCGGCTTGGGTCAAGACCAGAAAACACAGGTTATCGTACCTCGTTTCTGCCTGACTTATCAGAAGATTGGCGGTGCTAACAAATGGCACATGTGGCAATCAGGTGGTTATGCAGATAACCCGAACGGTACCATCGCTAACAAATCGTACCATAACATCGCTTACTTTGGTATTAAACTGTACGGCGCGATCCAATACCTGACTACTTACAAACAGTAATACTACCAAAGGGACAGGAAAGTGAGCCTGTCCCTTTTAACTTAATCTATACAAACAATTAAAATGGCAACTATCGAAAAGAAGCGCGGAAATCCGAACTTCGTCAAAAGAACAGCAGAACCGGACATCGCAGGAATTAACAACGCTCCGAACCTGCACAAAGAGTACATCTTCCAACTTATCAGAACCCACGAAAAGCAAAAGCCAATCTCCGCAAAGACGGGCGACTTAGGTGGGGAGATCTTATCACCTTATCAGCCTTTCTTCGCTGTAGTCAATTCAGGACTTGCATGGGACGCAACATATGTCCCACGAGAAGGCGCAAAACCAGGAGCGTCACGCAGATGGCGCTATCTTCATGGATTCCCGACCATATGGGTAGACGAACAGATTGACCCCGAACCAACCAAAGAAGAAATTGCAAGCAACCTTAACGACATCGTATTCCGTAACGGGATATTGCGCGTGTTTGAGCATGAGCAGACCAAATTACAGGCTGTTATGCTGAATGATGCATTTGAGGGCTGTAAAAGGCCGTTAAAGAATGTGCCGCACCAGTACAGGCTTTTGGATCAGGATAAGATCGATAAAGAGGTGTTGAGTCAACTGGACGAACAATTTGAAGCTGAAAAAGCTGCTCGCGAAGCTACGCCACAGGAAATGTATGCCCTTGCGTACTTTTTCGGAATAGACTTGGCGCAAACGGATGAGGCTATACGCAAACACTTCATTACAAAAGCGCGTAGTAACCCGACCATTTTTAAGCGCGAGTTCGTTAACCCTAAAAACAAATATAAATACATCTTTATGACGGCGCTTGGTCAGAATATCATATCTGACACGAGGGTTCCAGGTCACGTCTATTTAGTTGAAGCTGACAGGCCAGTATACGACTTAAGGACAGACAGTACCATTGAGGAACTATCCGCAGCGGTGATGGGAAATGACCAAAAGGCTACTGACCTATACAATCAGTTGCGAAAGATGATTGAAGATTAATTGGTAAAGCCCCGGAGAGATTTGGGGCTTTATTTTTTCTTAGGCATTTTTACCTTCTTTAGCGCCTTATTCTTTTTCTTAGCTGCCGGACTGGCCGATCTTGTTTTAGATGCCAATATCGCGCCTGCTGCCTTAGCTGAATATCCTTCGCCTTCTATTTTCTTCTGAACGGCTTTGAAACCTAGATGTGCCTTTGCCATGACTTTTTTTGTTTTAAAGATAAGTATTTTGTAGATTTGATTTAAAGCAATATGAATTATGACTATCAAACAATTAATTAAGAAAATTACATCTTATCATCCTGCGAGTGAAGCAGGCATATCAAGAGGATGGAGTTATTATATTGGGGGAATGGCTGATACTGGTGTGTGGGATTATGCCAAACTATTGGATGCTAAAAAACGCGAATTGGAAAAGTGTTTGGCTGATTTGGAAGAAGAATGGAAACCTAAAGCCGTTCCAATATATACCGAAGAAGAAAAAAGGCAAATGAAGACTATCATTCCTTTTGAAGATGGAACGGGTTTTATAACAGAGAAAACACGGAATGATTTCAAGTCTTTCTATTCGGAGTTAGAATATAAGATGTTCGGATTATGACCCACTACCTCACCCTCCGAAACCACCTAAAAGACCTTAAATATCATATTGAGGCATTAAAACGGTTAGCGCCTGGCAGTCCGACATTGGCTATTAAGGAAATGATGTATGAAGCAGGGTTAAAAGCACTTAGTGAATAAACCTCGTAAATATTAACCACCAACCTAATATTGCCAGTATAGCACACGCAGCTCTTATACCCCAATTAAATTGAATTGTTGGTACAGCAAACGGTAATAGCGTGATAAGGGTCTCAACTATCGTTGATACCCAAACATAAATCGGTAAAACGTTCATACTTCATCAACACAAAATAACATTACTTGTTTTTGTTATATTTGGACTATGACGGTAGACCAAGTTTTTCAAAGGGTATTGACACTTTCGGCTAAGTCTGGATTTACCGGAACAATTTCGAGTGTCAATTTCAATCAGAACTTTCCGTTCGCAGAAAGGCGCTATTATCAAAAACTTTACGGCAACCAGAATGAGTACCGTTATGGTGATCCTGTGCCTCGTATTGCTTACCCATCTACAATAAAAGTCAGTTCTTCGCTCTCTAAGTTCAGTTCAGCGCCGCAGATATTAACCATAGACGCAAATGGACACGCTCCAAAACCAGAAGACTTATTCTTTGTGGACTCACTTAGCCATATCATGTATGAAAACGGGGGCGCAATAAATGGAAGCATTACAGCGGGCACTGCATACACTAACGGGGTGTACACTGGTATTCCCTTAACTGGCGGCAGCGGGGCTGGCGCAATAGCAACAATAACAATAGCAGGAAACTTAGTCACTCAGGTTCGGGTAACAACAAATGGCACAGGACATAAGCCCGGAGATATATTAAGCGCCCTTACTGCAAATATTGG